ATACTGGTCATGGGCATTGATTCCAGCAATAATCGGTATGTACTGGAGTATTTTCGTGAGCGTATACCGACATTCGATGTTCCGAAAGAGATTATACGACTTGCAAACAAATACAGCCCTGTACGTAGAGTCACGATTGAGACTGTTGCGGCACAGGAGATGGTTCGGGATATGGTTACACGGCTTTCCGCAACAGAAAAAAGACTTCTTCCGGGTATATTTAAGGGAGTTAAGCCTCCTGCTAGAATCAAAAAACAAGATAGGTTGGAAACCACTCTTGGCCCTATTGTCAATTCTAAGAAACTATATATTCAAAGAGAAATGACAGAGTTAGTAGATGAGTTCTTTGAACACCCCAAACCCAGAAACGATGATGTGATGGATGCTTTGTACTATGCAGATTACTTTGCAAAAGCTCCAAAGAGCGGCAGGTCTAAGTTGGATTCTATTGAAAACGTTGATGACCACCCAATACGAAAAATACAAAACAAAGCATACAACTGGATGACAGGTTCTAGGTTTTAAAGTATTGCACTATAAACCTTTTTATTATTAACATAAGATAGCTAAATACACACATGCCAAAGTACTCAACAAGATCAAAACAAAGATTATCAACCTGTGACGAAAGGTTGCAAAAAGTGTTTAATGAGGTGATTAAGCACGTAGACTGCTCTATACTGGAAGGTCACAGAAGTAAGGAGAGGCAAAATAAACTATATGATGAAAAACGTACTAAGGTTAAGTATCCTAATGGTAGGCATAACTCTAGCCCTTCTAAAGCCGTTGACGTTACCCCTTATCCTGTGGATTGGGAAGACCGGGAGAGGCAAACCCTCTTTGCTGGGTTCGTTCTTGGCATTGCTAGGGGCATGGGGTATAAACTAAGATGGGGAGGAGACTGGGATCAAGATTTTCAAGTAATGGATAATCGCTTTGATGATTTTCCGCATTTTGAGGTAAAAGGCTAATGCCCGGAACAACAGACACTAGAAAAGCAGAAATACCAACAGGTTCTTTTATAATGAATTATCAAAGCTCTAGGATGTATCCGCAACTAGAGCCATTAGCAAGAAAATATAGTGCGGAAAAAAAAGATATGGCAAATAGCCAGAACGTAATACTAACAAATGGTGAGATTTATTTTCCACCAGATGCGGTTGAAGCAATAGGAGTTGAGAAATTGGAATACATGAACAACAAATCAAAGGGTGGTGCTCACGATGCTATTGACAATGAAATAGCAATGAATCTATTGAAAGGTATAAAGCCTATGTATGGCGGCGGTATGGTTAATCCTTCTATGAAACCTATGGCTGGTGGAGGAATGGTACAGCAATATGGACATGGTGGTTCCGTAGATAAAATGATGGGCTACCAAAAAGGTGGACAGTTAAAAGCAGTACCAGAAGGCAATCCCGGTTTAGGTAAGCTACCAGAAATGGTACGAAACCGTATGGGATATATGCAAAACGGTGGTATGGTAGAAGACTCATTAATGGGTATGCGATATGGTGGAATGGCTAAAAAGAAGAAAATGATGGGGTATGAAGATGGTGGCCCTGTAAATGAAGGTAATCCACCACCACAGAGAGATTCACTACAGCTTGAAGAGCGTGCGGCAGACCCTTCTATGTATGAAGGAAGTCAGCTAGGGGTCAGGGATCAAGCTATGATGTTGCAGGATAGTATTGAGCAAGATACTGTAAATAAGGCAAGGAAAACTTTGCAATTGATGAAATTAAAAGGTCTTTTAGAGCAGGGTGAAAGGATTGAGTCTGCTCCTCCAGTGAGAATGGATAGAAATATGATTCCAACAGAAGAAGAAAGAGCGAGAATGATAGAGATGTTAATGCCTATTAGACGACAATTTTCTATATAGATGGAACAAGACCCAAGAGCATTACAAAATGATGAGTTGTATCGCCAGTGGCGTGACTCACGTTCCGACTGGGACACAGAAGCCCGTAAAGATATTGATTTTTATTTAGGGAATCATTTTAGCCAAGATGAGTCTGATGAACTGGCCCAAAGAAATCAAGCAGACATCCCTATGGATCGTGTATCTGCGGCAATAGAAAAATTTAAAGCTGTGCTGACATCACGTCCTCCAGCATTTACACTAACTCCAAGAGAAGATTCAGATGTGCAGGTTGCTACTCTGTGGAGAACAATTATGGGTTATGTGTGGCAAAACTCTGATGGTGACTGGCAAATGAAACAGGCTATACAGGATTATGCAACAACAGGAATGGGGTATTTATATGCCTACATTGACAGGGAATCAGATTTTGGTAGAGGTGACGTTAAGTTTACTTATGTCGATCCGTTTAGAGTATATGCTTCTCCTAGCTCTCGTGATCGTTGGTTTAGCGATTCAGATGGGATTATCCTTTCCACCATCTTAACAGGTGAGCAAGCCGTTAACCTCTACCCAGAATTAGCAGACAAAACTGACCCTCTGACTGGTGAAGTTATTCCCGGTTTAATCAATGATATTTCTGGGTTTACGTATGATGAAGAAGATTATCCATCTTCTCAAAACAAAAATTCTATGAATGTTTTTACTCCGGCAGAGGTAAAAGACAAAGATTACTATCAGGTAAAAAAGTATCAGGTACTAGAAAGATTTTATAAAATAAAAGTTCCATATTATAGAGTTATTGATATGAAAAGCCAAGAAGAGGATATTCTATCTCAGGAAGAATATACTCAGTTTTATCAAGAAAACTCTGAGGCTTTTGACATTGGTGCCTTTACAGCGATTGAGGTTTTACAAACTCGTGTGAAAGTGTGTGCATCTATGGGTGAGGTTGTGCTATATGAACAGATATTAAATACCGATGAATACCCAATTATACCCCTTCCAAATATCTGGACTGGCACTCCTTATCCAAAATCAGATGTTTCGAGAGCAAGACCAATGCAAAGGCTTTTAAATAAACTTTGGTCGTTAGCATTGTCTCATGCACAAGCATCGGCAGGATTAAAATTATTGGTGCCTTTGGGTAGTGTGGATGATATAGACCAGTTAGAAAAAGACTGGGCAAATCCAAACGCAGTTATAGAAGTAGACTCCTCCCAAGGCGAACCGCACTACCCAGCTCCTCAGCCTTTAGCTGGGGAGTTTTATAGATTGATACAACAGTCAGAGTTTTATATAGATTTTATATTCGGCTTACCAGAAATGATGCATGGCTTTGCAGAGAAAGCTCCAGAAACTATGAGAGCCACAGAAAGAATGATTGCATTGGGAAGTGAAAGACCTAAGTCTAAACTTAGAGATATTGAGTTTAGCATTAACAAATTAGGTAAAGTGTTATACAACCTATCAAAAGGCCACTACACTTACAAAAAGATTTTTAGATTAGCACAGCCAAATAACAATATAACTGAAGTTATGGCAAATTTCTATACAGATGTATCTCAAGCTGTGTTAGATTTAAAGAAAGAAAGACACATGTTAGATCAACATGATGTAAGAATTGAGCCCGGATCAACTATGCCTTCTAGTAAATATGCAGAACTTGCAGTGTACTTAGAGGCGTTCCAAATGGGAATAGTTGATCGTTACGAGGTATTAAAAAAGAATCCTGAATTGTTTGATAAAGAAGGTATTATGCGTAGAACAGAAGAGAAGCAGTTGTTACAACAGCAAATGCAAGCAATGGAGGAACAAATAAAGAATTTGCAGGGTGACTTGCAAACTGCCCAAAGAGAGTCTGTCAGTGATAGAAAGAGAGTTGAAGTTGAGAAGTTTAAAACTAGACTATCCGAAATCAATTCTGAATCTAAAGCAGATAGAAGGGTACAACGTGGAAAACTAGAAAACGAGGTGAAGCTAGAGGTGGAGAAATTGGCTGGTAATCTGAAAGATGTTCAGAGAAAAGTCAGTTCTACTCCAGAAGCCTAGAGACATCTAAGGAGAAACTATGTCTACAACAGAACAACAGGAAGTAAATGTCCAAAACGATCAAGTCGTAACTAATGAGAATTTCGTGGAAGATATCGTAAATCAACAGGCTGGGCCTGAGAGTCCAGATGCAATTCAAGAGCCGGTGCAGGAACCAGCTACTTCAATAGATTATGAAGCTGAGTCAAAAAAGTTTCAGTCAATGTATGATCGGTCACAAGCCGAAAATGCTAGATTGCAACAAGGTGCTCAAATACTTCAATTATTGGAGCAGAGACCTGACTTAGTACAGGCACTTGAAAACGGTATAGCTCAACCACAAGCTCAAGAGCAAAACGAACCTAGTGTCGGGAAGGATGATTTTAATCCTTGGGATGCTTTTACAGATGAAAACTCTGAATCAGGGCGATATGTAAACAATAAGATAGAATCGTTAGTGAATCAAAGATTGACTTCTGCATTATCCCAACAACAGCAACAGATACAGGCTGAAATGCAAATGCAAAATACTGTAAATGAATTACGAGGAACGTATAAAATGTCAGATAATGACATTAATGACTTCTTGCAATTCACTACAAAGCCAAAGGAGCAAGTAGGTTTGAATAACTTAGTAAAGCTCTGGCAGATGCAAAGCGGACAATCCGTTGCTAACAACGATACAATGGAAGCGGTAAATGCGGCTAAACAAGCCCCTAGGACTGCTGGCGTTCTTCAAGGTCAACCTCAGACATCACAAAAAAATGATACTGATAAGATTTTTGATGCCGTCATGGGAAATAGTGGCTCTTTGCGGTTACCGTGACATAACAAACAAACCACAAACCAAGAGGTAATAAAATGGCAATATCATACAATACTGGCACTTTAAAGTCCAGTGATATCACAGCTTCTACCACCTCTGCTGGTGTAGGTCAGGCTCCTGATAGGAGACGGATATTTAATTTTGGAGACAGGGTAGCAGAATTGGCCCCTGAAGAATCTCCATTCTTCGTGTATCTTTCTCAAGTAGCCAAAGCACCTACCGATGATCCAGTATTTCGTTACTTGGAAAATCGTAATAAAATC